TCACACCCATTCCTCAAAAGTGAACTGCCACTTCGTCTGCGCCGGGTTTGAACGCTCAAAGGCTTTCAGGGCAACAAACAGGCCGTAATGGATGCGCGCGCGTTGCCCGGTGGTGGCATCGGGGTCCTCCACCACAAGCAGCGGAATCGTTTCCCCATGATCGCCCAACAGGTCATCAAGCGCGTCGGTTTCATCGCGCGAGAGGTCACCCAGGCTCCAGTTGAATTCCCGCTTGCGCACGCCCTCGATCGTGCCAAAGCCACCATCGGGCAACGCCGCAACCGTGCCGGTATCGATGATGCGCCGACCAGCGCCAAATTCCATGTTGAACGTCGGCCGCCACGCTCGGCCGACCATCGCAACACCAGCCCGCAGGGGGGCGCTGCCAGCAGGCTGTGTGATGGAAAGCCGGATATAGCGCACATTCACTGCCCCGCCTGTCCAGAACGCATGCGTTCGGGCAGGCGCGCGCGTCGCCGTATCGATCGCCCGCAGCGGCCCCGAAGCCTTGATCAAGCTTTCGGTATAGCCCCCCGTTCCACCCGTGATCGTCCAGGTGGCGGCGGCAGCCGCTGGCGACACATAGCCGAGATACACCGTGTCGATCGACGTTACCGCCCCAAGATCGATGTCGATCGATGCCGCCGAGCCAACAGCATTGTCCGCCCAAACTTCCTTGGGTGATCGCGTGAGCAGATTGGCCACCCCGCTCCCCCGCGACGCGGCAATCGCTGCGATCGGCGCCGGGGACAGGATCAGGACGTTGCTCATGTCAATCTCCGCACGACAGTGACTGTCGAAGTGCCCGTGCTGGCTTCGTCAGCCGCCCCGATGACAAAGACGTTCAAGCCAGCATCATAGCCCAGCCGGTCGATCGACACGGTGATCACTTGGCCAAGATAGGGCGCCCATTCACCCAACAGCGAATGCTCCTCAATCACCAGCGGGCCGCTGCCGCCCAGGAACGCGATCTGGCGCGCGGCCTCTGTCACGGCGTCTGCCCGCTCGGCGATCGTCGTCAGGCGCTCTGTGGTTTGGGCACGCGCGCCCCACCGCGCTTGCAACGTGGCATCGGTAGACACCTGCCGATATCCATCGTCCATCAACCATTGGGCATAAAGGGGGTCAACGGCGGTCACCCTGTGTTGGCCCCATGCGGCCCCATATAATCGATCGGCGGCATCGGATCAGGCATTGCCCGCCTCCATCTCAGCAACGCGCGCCTCAAGTTGCGCAAATCGCGTCTCAAGAGATAGCCGCGCCGTCTTTTCCCGCTTCACCACGTCGAGCAACAGCACGCAGACACGCTCATATTGAACGCCATCCGGCACCTTCTCAGCCCCCTCCTTCAGCCGCCGTTCGTATCTTGGCGGGCGGGCGGGAGCGACCTGCACCCGCTGAATTTGGTAACGCGCCGGGCTGGTAAGCGTGGCGGGTGCAATCTCCACCGCTACATCATCGAACACCGCGTCGCGCGCCGGCTCCACTTCGACTTGATCATAATCGCTGTCGAGATAGGCAAAATGCACAAGGCGCGGATCGATCTCAGCGACTTCTTCCGCAACGAAGCCCCAAAATCCGTGCTCTGGATTGTCGGCCTCGGCGTTCGACTGATACCATCTGGAGCGGAACTCAAGCACCTTGTCGGCATATTGCGGTTCAATATCTTCAATGCGGTGCTTGTAACGCCGCGACGAGGTGGACCGCAAAATAGCCGTTCCGCTGGACGACTGAAACAGGTTAGCGGCCGAAGCCGTTGTGGCAGATGCGATTGAAACTGCGCCTCCGCTGGCGATGCGCAGCGCTTCGGCGTTGTTTGTGGAAATCACCACTGCCCCGGCGAAGGTGTTGGCAAGAAGCATATCGCCGCCATCAGACATTGCCGCGTAGCCATATTTCGTACCAGCCTGAAAGCCTATGCGCGCCCAAGCGCCGCTGGACGTCGCGCTGTTGAGAATAAAGATAGAATCGGAAAAGTCAGTGACGGCGCGCACGACGGTTTGCGGGCGCAGAATTCTCACTAGCGCATTGGTCATCGAGCCAACTTCGGCGCCACCAACAGCAATGCCCAACTCGCCAGGTGCTTTGCGGTAAAGCCCGGTCGCCTGCTCGGCGGCAAAGCTGACCCCCGGCGCCCCAACCGTGCCGTCGCCAAACTTCCCCGCCAGCGCGGTCGTCACATAGTTTGCGAACTGCGCGAGCAAATCCGACAGCTTAGAAAATGCCGATTGCGCGAAGCCCTGGTTGGGTTGGATTGAATAGGTTTGGCCCGACGCGGTGGAACCAAGATAATTCGAGCCCAGCGTGATCACGGTGTTGGAAACAACTTCCAGCACCTCATAGACGCGGCCATCCGGCAGGTTGATCGCGTGACCTGGCTGCACATTGTTGTTAAATGCCGTGCCGGTGCCGGTGACGGTGGCGCTGCCATTCGTTACCGCGATTGCTCCTGTCCGATACCATGCCATGATTATTTCCTTCAGATGTGCCGCTTGGGCGATTGGTCAAAATCCGGTGAGTTTGTGGCCAGCCTCAGTAATCCTTGACGTCCAGGATCAACTGTCGGCCCGTCGCAGTGCCGATCGCGTTGTTCCCGGCTTGGACCACGCCAAAGTGCTTCAAATATTTATAGTGCAGCGTGTCACCGCTCCAGCGCGATGCCAGCACCGTGGAGTAATTGACGCCGCTCAGCCGTTCGAACCCCTGCCCGTTGAAGCTGATGGCACTCGCCAGCGTGCCGGAATTGGTGTTCAGGCTGGCCAGGTTCGTTGACTGCTCTGTGTTCGAATTGGATGTCAGATTGGCCGTCGCGCCCATGACCCGCATCGGGCGCATCCGGCTGTCAAAAAACACGTTTCCGGCACTGTCTTTTGTGCGCAGCGCCCCGCTAGTCGAATCAAAGACCATGCCGTTGAAGGGCAGGTCAAATATCCAGTAATCAAGCGTCGCCCCCGGTGGCGCGTCGAACCAGAGCTCAAATGTCCACGCGCTCGTGCTGGTCAGCGACACGGGCTGATAGCTCAGCGACGGCCTGATCCCGACACGCGCCGCGCTTCGATAGGCAAAAATCGGACAGCCGAAATTCCCGCCGACACCGCTGACGCTGACGTTATCCGGGTTCACGTACACCGCACCCGAACCAGTTGGTTTGGCGACTGATGTCCGCGTGCCCTTTTGCGCCAGGACATAATTTCTGGCGCGGGAATCGATGCAAATGGAACCGCTGGCCGGGTTGATGATTTTAATGCCCGTAGCCATCAATAGGCCCCGTAGGCGACGGCGATGTTGTAGCCGGGATATTCGGCCAAACTCAGCGTCAGGACATTGCCCGACAAGGCCCAGGTCACGCCGCTCCCCGGCCCCCCGGTTATCTGATGCACAAATTCCGTGCCGCTCAGGAAGCGATCATCGGTGATGGTGATCGTGCCGGTGCCGGTAAACACGACAATGTCAAAAACGCGCGAAAGCCGGAATTTGGTGCTGTCAAAGACAAGTTGCCCACCATTATAGGTTCTGACGCCATAGTCCGTCATGACAGCTTGCCGATCTCAACAATATTGACGCTGCCGACCCTGACGTTGATCGCGCCGTCAGCAATCGAGAAGCCAGACGAGCCGTCTGGATCTTCGACACGGAGCTCATCGACGCGGAACGTGATGCTGCCGCTGGCGGCGCCGCCGAGCAATTCCCAACCAACGAAATAGCCATTGGTATCGATCACAACGCCGGTCTTGGACTGGAGCCCGTCGATGCTGGCGCCATAGCTGGTCAGTGTTGACGTATGCCCGCCAACCGTCGTGTTGAGCCCCGATACAGTGGCGGACATCGCGCCAAGCGTGTCGGCCTGCGCACTGATCACCGTATTGATTGCTCCCAGATTGCCGTTGACCGTCACCTGATACGCCGCGAGCGCAGAGGCGCTGGCGCTATCACCCGCGATCACGGCATTCTGCACCGCCCCGATCTGCGCCGTCACAGTGCCGATCTGCACGCCTAGCGTGACGCTGAGCGATGCGACGGCATCAAATGCCCCAGTGAGGCGCGCATTCAATTCAGTGCGGGCCTGCGCGATTCCGGTCTGCGCAAAGTTCTTCGCGTCAGCAGCGGCCAAAAGCGCCAAGATGCCGTTTTCGGCTGCAATATCGGTGTCGGTTGCTGCCCGTCGCGCGGCGCTGACCGATTGCACAATCGTGGCCGCATCGAGCGCAGACAGCGTGCTCTCGGCGGCAGTCAGCCGCGCGCCTTGCTCATCAACGACAGTCTGGCTGGCCTTGTCCGCTACCGTTGCTCCCAGCGCGTCCAGCGTCGATTGCACCTCGCTGACGGTGCCAGACAGTGCCGTCAATGTTAGCGCACTAGCCTTCAACTCAACCTGGGCCGCCAGCCCGTCGATCGTCGCTTCCGCGCTGGTCAGCCGTGCCAATAGCGATGTCAGATCGGCGGACGAACCGCCCAAGGTTGCAAACAGAATTGCTTCGTCGACATAATTGACCGTCGCCCGCAGACTGATCTCCGCAAGCGCGGCATTGAGGCTGGCTTGCAGGCGGGTGATCTGGTTGGCGCGGTTCTCGATCGCGAAGAGCTTGGCGACGCCGTTAGCCGGGTCGGTATAAAGCCCGGCATCCCGAAGCACGTTATTGACGATCTGTTGCTGCCCTGCGAGCTGTATCGCCGCCTCTGACAGCGATTCCAGATCCCGCTCCAGTTGCCGCCGCGCGCTATCGCTGGCCGCGCCAAGATCGGGCAGCGTCACCTTGCCCAGCACCGTCGTCGTCCCGCCGATCGTGACGCTCAGTGTGCCGTCTGGACCAAGTACCAGGCTGGAATTGAGCAGCGCCGGCGGCGGGACAACGTTGCCACTGCCATCCTTCACATCGACGCCGATCGTCGCGCCGACAGTGGCATTGTCGGCGGGCCGCGTTCCATCAGGGTCGCCAATGTTGGGCCAATCGGCAAAGACAATCGCTGCAATCTCGCCCCGCGCCATTTGGCGCTCGTTGCGGCGAAAGCCCAGCGTGCGCGTGGCGACCGGCCGGAACGTCGCCGTGCGCTTTACGGCATAGCTGATTGCGGAGGTGGCCGGGCTGTCCCATGCCCATTCCCGCAGGACAATCTCCCCGGCCGCATTCAGCAGCCACAGCAGTGAGCTGTTGCCGAGCAGCTCTTCAATCATCGCGGCAACCGTCGTGCTGTCGTCATTGGCCACCCAGCCAACCGGTGCCGGTCGCGCGGCAACAGCGGCGGCGATCGTGCCCGCAGCAAAGGGGGTAGCGGGGCCACCCGCAACGATCCGCGCGACGATTTCGGCCGTCGTTTCGACATAGCCACTGCCCACCTCGCCGCGCAGATCCGCGGTCAGCTCACCGGCAGGCTGGGTCCACCATTTGACACAGGTAATCGATGGGCAGGCCACGCCACCGCCGCGCGTCACTGCTGCCGATCGTAACGCCGCAAGGGTGGCCGCCATGCTGCCCTGCCAGCCAAGCACGGTCAGCGCGGCGGCCGGTGCGCCCTTGTCGCGCACGGCATCAAATGCCTGGATCGGCCGCCCCGGATCGGCGAATGAATAAATGTTGTTCGCCTTGTCGATCGGCTCACCGGCCTTGTTCCACACCCGGCCCCAGACGCGATGCTTGATCTTGCCCGCCCACTCCACCGGGCCGTCCAGCCCGCCCGTGCCGCCAAAGCGATCGGTCAGCAGCGGCTTCTTCATATCAGCCACCGGATCGCTCAGCTGGATCTTCAGCGTGCCGCCATCGACCGTGGACGACAGCACCTTGCCGGTCAGTTTTACGGGGGGCAGCGTGCCACTGGCATTTTCATCCCCGATCCGCACGGTGATGGGGGCGTCGATCCAGAAATAGCCGGCCATTCCCGACAGGTCTGATTTGGTTGTGGCGGCCCATTGCAGCTCGGCTGCCTGGGGCACACCCCCTTCGCCAAAATCGCCGCCTTCAAAATTGATCGCAGTAATGAAGGTGGGCAGCTGCACCACGCCCGCGCGCCAATGCTGGTTCCCATAAAAATAGGGGAACTGCCCACCGCCGCCCGCCAGCCGCACGGTTTCGGCAACGCCATCGGCCGCGCGGACGGGCGCTGCTTCGATCAGGATGCACGGCGCTGCCATCAATAGGCCGCCGTGGCGCGCAGCTGGGACTGGTCAGTGAAGCCCGCACTCCCAAATCCGGCGATCGTCGACAGCGAACCGGCGCTGTCGCGCATATACGCAACCAGCTTTGCCAGCTGATCATTGCTCTCCCCCAGCTGGGCATTGGTTTCGGCCAGTGCCGGGTCGCTTGCCTTTTGCGCATCGGCGACGCGCTGGTTGGCCCTGGCAATGGTATCGCGTGCGCTATCAAGGATCAGCTGCCGATCGGCAGCAAATCCACCCGTCGTGCCGAATGCATCCCTGGACACGCTGTCGAGCTGCCGCAGCAGCTCCGCAAGTTTTTCCCCGGCGCCATCGACGCCGGCATTGGCATCGGCACGGGCAGCAGCGACCTTGTCGAGCAGGATATTGCGCTGATCGACCGCCGATCCTTCGAACAGCGACCCAGAGGTGATTTCGTCGATCAGATCCTGGAGCGAACCAACCTGGTCCTTCAGCAGCTTCTCACTCAGCGACAGGCGCTGCTTGGCGTTCAGCTCTTCAACCTTGACGATGTCAAAGCCATAAGCCTTGGCGATCCGCAGCCGGTCGGCCGCCGTTTTCTCAAACGCCTTCACCTCCTTGGCAATCTGCCCGCCAATGCCGCCCAGCGCGGTTTCCAGATCGGATACTTTGACCGCTTCCTTCAGCGCCTTGTTGATATCGGGCGATGATTGCAGCGCCTGGGTGACGCTCTTGCTGACCCCGGCAATCGCCCCATCGGCGATCGCATTGGCAATGGCGAACGCGATCGCGCCCTCGGCGTCGTTATTGTCGAACTTGGTGACGCCGTTCTTATTGCCATATTTGCCGCCGTCAGAGCCCCCGCCCGACGGATCGACGCGAAAGCTGGTCTTATATTTGGAGATGGAAACGCTGAAGGTGCCAATCTCGGCCCCCAATGTATCGGCGATCTGCTGCAGGCCAGACTGAACCGATTTTGATGCCTGGGAGACATCGTTCTTCGAATCGGCATTGTTACCGCTGACGCTGATCTTGCCATCGGTGCTCGTGATGGCACCGCCCTTGGCCTTTTCAGCGGGCTTGAACAATCCGCCGAACAGTCCGCCGACAAGCCCCCCCACGATCGAGCCGATCGGCCCGGCAAAGCTGGCGAGCCCTCCAAGGCCCTTGGCGATTGTCGACAGACCGGTTGACAGGAACTTCTCCCCCACCTTGCCGCCAATCGCGCCGCCGATCGAGCTGCCGATCGTCCCGGCCGTGCCGCGATCCCCCAGGATGATCCGCGAGCTGGTCGCGCCGATCGCCGCGCCCTTCAACAGCGACGGCAGCGATTTCTCCAGCTTGCCCAGCGTGTCTTTCAACACGCCGGTCACCACAGGCGGGAATTTGACGCCAATCGCGGCAAATGTCTGGTCGACGATATTGATCAGCTGTTCGGCCACACCTTGACCGGCCAGCGCCGAGGCGCGACGGGCGACGACGACGATATCGCCGTTGCTGGCGTTGTCATTGGCGGGGGTGCCGCCCGCCGCTGTTGCCGCCGCCAGGCCATTGTCATTGGCGGCAGACGCTGGCGCACCGGCGATACGGGCGCTGATGCTCCGCACCGTAGTGGCGAAATCCTCGACGGCCGAACTGCCCTTGCCCAGTGCGCCGGCAATCGTAGTGGCAGCAGCATCAACCTTGTCGCTGCCCCGCGCCTGGTCTTCCAGCGAGCGAAGCGTGCTGCCAAACAATTGCTCGACGATCCGCTGCGAAGCGAGGTTGATCGCGCTGTTGCCGATCGACGTCAGGATCGAGCCGAGCGAGAAGCGCCCGCGCAACGCATCGGCGACGGTTTGCTCCAGCGCACCGCGGAATGATTGTACCGCCTCGACATTGCCCCGGATCAATGCCTGCTGATCGCGCAGCACCTGGCTGCGTTCGCGATCGGCGCGCACGGTGGCCAGTACCGATGCAAGCTGATCATCGCTGAGCGGCCCCAGCCTTTGTTGAAGGCCGATGATCACCTGCAGCGCCGCCGCCTCATCATTGCGCCCCTGCAGCAGCAGCTTGTCGATCTCGGCCGCCTGGCGCTGCTGCTCCAGATAATCATCAAACGGCTTATTGATGCTGTTCTGGATCGTCACGCCCAGCGCCTCGATCCGCCCCTTCAGCGCATCCGCACCCGGCAGCAGCGGCTGCCTGTCGATCGCCGCCTTAATCTTCTCCAGCTCGCGCAGCTGGTCATTGGCCTTTTTGATGGCCGTGGGCAGTTCGGTATATTGCGCCTCGATATCGGCGATCTGATCACTGATACCCAGGCCGCTTGCTGCCAGCGAGGCAGCACTCGGCCCCTTGCGTGCCGCACGGGGGCGACCGGTCGCCTTGAACGGGACAAGCTCGCGCGCGATGCCCTTGCCGTCGATCGCATCGAGCGCCTGCTGATTGGCCTTTTGCTCGTTACGTGCCGTACCCAGCTTTACGAAGCTTTCCACCGTCGCGATCACATCGATCTTGGCCTTGCGGTTGGCAGCCGCAAATTGCTCCACCTGCTCGCGCGCCTGGGTGATGTTGATCGTACCCGCGCGATATTCGTCAGCGATTTTGCGCAAGCCGGTGGTCGATCGGACAAGCGCGTCCTGCTGTGGGCTGCCCAGTAACAGCGATGAAATGCCGCCCGAGCTGAGCGATCCAAATGCCGTGCCGACCCGTTGTGTCAGGGACGGCCGACCGATCTGAGCGACTTCCTTGGCAGCATTTTTTTCGTCCTGCTTTGCCTTCCGCAGTCCGGCCGTCGCTTGCAACCGGATGCTTTCGATCAGCACCAGATTTTGCGTCTTCAGCTTTCCCGTCGTCAGCTCGATGATCTGGCCGACCAGCGATTGCGCATTGCCGAACGAGTCGGCAGCCTTGGTTGCATCGTCAAGGCGGTCCGCCAGCGTGTCGGCACTTTCGCCACCCCGGATCAGTTCTTCGACGAAGGGTGCCGCCAGCGCCGCCGCAATGGTAAAGCCGATGCCAACCGGCCCGGTGAGCGCCGCACCGACTTTACCGGCCTTTCCCCCCATTTCAGACAGGGCGAAGCCCAGCTGGCCGATCTGATTGGAAAAGGCCCGCGATATGCTCGTGCCATCAGCAATTTGCAGCCCGAAATCACCGACCTGCTGCCCGGCGTTTCGAACGGCGAATGCCTGGCGGTTGGCGGCCCGTTCGACGTCATTGGCGGCACTGCGGATCTGCGCACCCGATCGCGTCGCCGCCGTCCCGGCCTTGTCAAACCCCTGCTCGATATCACGCAGCGCCGCCTTTCCAGACGCGCTGTCGCCGGAGATAACAAGGGAAGTCTTAAGCGCCATCAGTCACTTTCTTCCACACCGTTCAGCGCGTTGCGCGCGGCGGCCTCCATGATGCGCAGCCCTGTCCAAACCGATGGCGGGCTGGTGATGCCGCCGCCCGCCAGGCCGGCCGCGACGGCGGCATAATCAAGGCCCTGCCAATAGACTTGGGCCTTCTCCATCCCGCCGCCGATCGCCACGGTGCGCCACTGGGTGCACACGAACAGAAAGGCGTTCACTGCGTCCCAGTTTTCTGCCCACACATCGAAATCGGGGGCATCCGCAGCTTCGATCCGGGCAACCACCTCTGCCGGTGCGCCCATCTTGCGGGCCTCGCGCGCGGCATTGGAATAATCGCCTTTGCCGCCGCGCGCCCAATGCCGCGCAGCGGCCTTTAGTTTCCCGCCCTGGCCTTGGTCATCGCCGCGATGTAGGCCGTGTTCAGCGCCAGGCGCATGTAGGGCAGCGCGATCAGCTGTTCGCGCAGTGCATCGGAATAGGGCACGGGCTGATCGTCTTCGCCAACCAGATCATGCATCTCGATGATGATCCGCCGCAAGGCTTCCTTCTGCTCCTCGATCACCGATTCCTGGGTCACGATTTCATCACCGTCGTCCGATCGCAACTTATCGCCATCGACGACACGGAACGTCACCCTGAAATCCTGCGCGACATACCCGCCATCGATCGGCACCTGAACAGCAACGCGGTGCGTGAATTTCGGCTCGGTCGTTACCTTGAACATGCGTTGTCCTTCTTAGGTGAGGGTGATTTTCCACTGGTCGTTGCCAGCGCTCGGCTGCGGCAAGAAAGACAGCGGCCATTCGACAATGCCTTCGTTCTCCTCGTAGCCGGTCAGTCGCTGTTGCAGGGCATAGGGTACGTCGATCCGCACCTTGCGGCCGTTCACGGTGCCATGCTGCAGCACGATCGCCTGCAATGTACAGTTCTGCGCGATCGTCTGTGGATGGTAAGTTGAGACGGGCACTGCCTCGACCTTCATGTCGATCTTTTCGCCGACGCCAGTGATCTGGATCGTTTCCTCGCCGATCAACAGACGCGGCGTGACCTGGTTGGCGAGATCCAGCTTGAACTCGCGCAGCACGAACGAAATGCCGCCGATCGTGAAGGTCGGCGTGTTCTGGGTGTTGGCAACTTGCGGAGCCTGGAACGTCGAATAATTGGGGGTCGGCTTGGCAGCCTCGGTAGCGGGCGAGAACAGCCCGCTCAACGTAAAGGTCAGCAAGGGGATACCATTGGCGGAAAGCGTTTGCGCAAAAGTGCCGCGCGACCCGAGCATCTTCTGCAGCGTGCCATCGACGTCGAAATACAGCGCAGCCGATTCGGGATTGTTGGTGATAGGCGTATATTCGACCTTGGTCGCCGCCGTGATCACTTCTGCGGCACGACACGCGCGGATCAACGGTCCCCAGCCGGGCGGCGTGCCCAGCGTGCCCGAACCGACCATCTCAACTGAAAAAGTGATGCTGGCGTAAAGCCCGGCTGGGATGGTTGGATCGGCCGAGAAATAAGGCCGCTCAACATTGCGCGCGACGTCGCTTCCTTCCATCGGTGACCATGTGACGTCGCTGGCCAGGATGGCATTGGCGGCACCGGTCGGCACCGGATCGGTGCCATAGACGGCTTCCATCTTCGCCAGGATGGTCTTCGATTTCCAGAACTTCGACATTTATGCCTCCTCGGTCGGTGCGCCTGGGGGCGTGCCCGGCGTGACAGGATCAGTGGGCGGGATTTCATCCCCTTCCGCTGCCCCTTCTTGATCATCTGCGCCGTCATCATCGTCGGCGACGAGCCTGGTCTGTTCGACCACTTCCAGCTTGCCATCCGGCTGGCGCACAAAGCTGCCGCCATGCTGGGGCTGCTGTTCCTCAGGCTGCTGATCCTCGGACGAAGGCGTGGAAGCGCCTGATTTACGGCGTGTCATGCGATTTTCCTCAGTTGATCAGAAAGGGCAAAGTCGAGCTGGAAGATCAGGGCATTGCCCTGCGATCCGACCAGCTCGCCCTTGACGAGCGAAAAGACACCGGGGACGCCATCGGGTGCCCAGCCGATCACGCCCATCACGACGTCGCGCACCAGCGGCGTGATTTCATCCAGCGCCTTTTCACCCGTTGGATCGGATGCCACCCGGCACACCAGCACGACGGCGATCGTTTCCTGCACGTCCTGGATGAACGCCGCTGTCGCCGATCGCACTTGCCCGCCGATCAACCCGCCCGGCAGGATGAACCCGCCGATGCGCCACTGGGGCAGCTGGCCCTTGTCGACCAGCAGGGTGAACTGCGCAGCATTGCCCAGATTGCCCGCCAGTGCTGGCACCTGGTCTTCGATCCGGGTGCGAAGGGCGTCCAGCTGCAGCATCAGATGAAACCCGTCATTTTTTCTGGCGTGAAATCGCGTTCACGGTCGATCGTCTCGACGCCCGATGCGCCCGAACTGGTCGGCTCCACCCCGGCCACAGCCAGCCGGATCACGCCATTGGCGATCCGGACCAGGTCGGCGATCGCCGCCTGATGTTCGTCGGCGATCTTCTTTTCCGGCTCATAGACATGCAGCTTATAGATCGCGATTGCCTGGGCGATCGGCGGCAGCTGCGGCGGCATGCTCGCCAGCGGCAACACATATCGGCCAGCCAGATAGCCATCGATCACCGCGTCGGTATCGGCCAGCGCCTGGGCGACGATCGCGGCATCGATCGCGCCCGCAGGCGGATCAGCGCGATCGGCGACCTGCAACAGCAACCGCTCGCCATAGCGGGCGGTCAACTGCGTAAGCGAGGTGTAAGGCACCGGTCGTTACCCCTCACTCTTCCACGGCGACGATCACGAGATCGCTATCCCACAGAATCGCAGTCAGCTGCTCGTCGGTGAGTTCATCGACGCGCACGGGCACCGGCGTGGCGCCGAAGGCGAGCCCCGCGCGACGACGGCCGTGCGGTGAGGCCGAGCGGACAAAGATCGTGCGGCCATCCATGTCGAACCCGCCCAGCTCGGCAGCGACGCGATCCGCCTCGGCCTTATCAGCGGCAGCCTTGTCGGCGGCGACGCGATCGGCCTCGACCTGGGCAGCAGCGAGAGCAGCGGCGGTCGGTGCGGGGGATGCTTGGGCGGCCGGTGTTGAACCGGCCGCCCTGGGTGCTGGGCGCTTGGCCATCGGGGACGCTCCTTATGCCAGCCAGGGAACGACGAGCACTTCGGCGGTGCCAGCCCAGGGGTTGGTCTCGCCGCCGTTCACCAGCTGCGATGCTACCACCCGGCGTGCTGCGCCTTCGAGCGAAGGGCCGCACACGAGCAGCTTGGGCATGATGCCCAGGGGGCGGCCAAAATCGCCCTTCATCCCCAAAAGCGACGATCGCGCCAGCTCATAAGTCGCTGCCGACAGCGCCTGCTTCGATCCCCAGGCGAACTGCCAGAAGCCATAGCCGACGTTCATCCGCGCATCGACGCCATAGACGAACTCGTTGCGCTCGAAGACGTTGTCGTCGGTCACCTTGTCCTTGGCGACGACATCGCCAAAGTCGCGGCGGACCTGCAGGATCAGCGGCTTGAGCACGCGGCCAACGTCGAGCAGAAACCATGGCTCGCCAGCGCCGCCATCGGTGTTGGCGACCGACAGCATGGTAACGCCGTCAGCGGCCAGCACCGGGTGATCGGTGTCGAAGAAATACTGGCCGTCATAGCAGTTGGTCGCGAAACCAGCCTTGAGCAGGCCCCAGACGAGCTGCTCGGGCTTGGAAATGGTCGACTCGCCGATCGCCTCGAACAGCAACGAATAGAGGCCGAGATTGTCGGTCTCGATATCATCGCGATCGACGCCGACGGTCAGTTCCCACTTCTTCTCCTTGATCGCGTAATCGCTCTCGGAGATGTTCTGGATGACGCGGTCGCCGATCCATTCCCGCACATCGGGCAGCTTACCGAGCCAACCATAGCGCTGCTCTTTCTGAGTTGCCGACACGCGCATGGCGATCCGGGCAGACGTCGCCGCTGCGGTCGACATGAGGCCGCGCTTCATGGCGGCATTGTAACCGACACGGAGCCGGTTGAGGTTTTCGCTATTGACGATCATCTGGACGGGCCCTTCTTATTTGAACTCGACCCAGACGCCCTGCGCGTCCACGTCGTAGCAGGTGCCGGCAGCGGGCCGGGCAGCGGAATTGTCGGTTTTGGCGACCGTCTGATCGTCGACGACATAGACCGTCTTGCCGATCTCAGCCCGCGTGATCAGGTCGCCCGATGCCGAGTTGGCGTAACGGTGCACACCGCGATCAACCTCGACCGACACAGCGCCATTGGCACCGCCCGCGTTGTCGACGGTCTGCCTGGCGCGGCCGATGGTGACGTTGGCCGCCGTGGCGACAGCAGCGACGGCGAAGGTCGATGCAGCGATCTGCACCATGCCGCCCTGGTAAACCTTGGCGTTGGCGAGCAGCGGTACGCTGCGGGTCATCGGATCAAGCTTCTGCGGCGTGGTCCGGGGTGCGGTGAGCGCGGCCATTTACAGGGCCTCCTTCTGCAGGCCGGCACTCTTCAGCTCCGCCTGATAATCTTCCTCTGACACGCCAAACAGCGCCATCACCTGGCGGTCCTCGGCGGCCAGGCCGCGCTCGCCCTTGTCGTCGATCACGCTGTCAGTGATGGTCGAACCGGTGAGCTTCACCATACTGCCGATCAGCTTTTCGGCGCGGGTCGGATTTTCCATGTGAAGCGCGATATATTCGTCGCGCATCGGCTTCAGGCCAGCCCGCCCTTCGCGGATCGCACCATCGACAAACGCGGTGGCATCCTTGCGTGCCTGGCCATCGGTCAGCGCCTTGATCTGCGCCGTCGCCGATGTCAGCTCAGATTGCAGCGCGATCACCGTGGGGTGCTCGATCAGATTGAGCACATCGCCCTGAGACTGCATTGCCATTGCCGTCATCTTCGCCGTCAGCGCGGCGTCGATCGCCGCGTCATCGGCGCTGCTGTCGAGCCCAAGCAGCTCGATCAGCTTCGCTTTCCAATCCATCGTGCTTCCTTCCGAATGCAGGGACACCAGGCCCTGCAGGTTTGGGGTGTTGGTAAGGCTGACGCGCAGCAGCCGCATGATGCGGCCGTCCTTGGTGTGCGCGATCACCGGGCTGACGCCCGAATAGGCTTTGTCGGCCATCAGCTGGCGGCCAGGGCCGGTCCAGTCGACCTTGCCCCACAGCCCGTCCTCGCGCGCTTCCAGCGCCACGATCCAGCCCTGCGCCGGGGCGGGCAGGCCAAGCGCCATGCCCTTGTCGGTCGCGTGATTTTCGTCGAGCACGAGCTTGCCACCCTCTGGCAGCGAGGCGGCGATCAGCGCGGCCATTGATGCGACAGTATAAGGCCCGCGCCCGTCAATCGTCCGCACCGGCCCTGCAGGCAGCAGGTTGATCCATTCGGGCGCACCATCGCCATCAGCAAACGCCACGGCGGAGCAAAGGGCGACCAAAGAAGATTGGGACGGGGGCGTTTTGAGCTTCATCGACAACGGGTTTGCCCGTCCGGAAGCCCTGAAAATATGGCCGCTATCGCGGCCAGGAAACCCGCGATCAGGCGCTGGTTCTATGGGTGATGACGCGGCGGCCCGATTTGGTCAAGTCGGGTCGCCGGTCATCCTGCCGGCCTGTCTAGCTGCCCGCGTCGAGCGGCTTGCCGACATGCTCGTCAACGATATCGATGATCTGCGTCTCGTCCTGGGCGGAGATGCCCAGCCACACGCGCGCCGGAATGCGGCCCCAGGGGACCGGCCGGCCGCGTCGATCGGCACCGAATGCACCCTTGGCAGCACCCTCCTGCATTACCCGCGAATAGATCAGCGCCGATCCGATCACGGCGCCCTGGGGACTGGCCTGGCCGACAATCTCCCGCGACAATCGCTTGCCGGGGCCGATCAGCACGCGGGAGAGATTGCCATAGCCGAGCGCCTTGTAGCGTTCGAGCGTCGCCGGTCGCTTGGCGGCCCAGCGGGAGCCGTCCGGCGCGGTACCGGTGACGAAGCGCTGGCGGGTCGCACCGATCATATATTCGGTCACGTCGCGGAAGATCGGCGTCATGTCCTCCAGCTGCGCGGCGGCGCTGCGGATCGCGGCGCGGGCGGCGTCTGCCTTGAACTCGGTCGTGAACATGCTATTTGGCTCCCAGCTTGATCGCATCCACCGTCCGGCAGGTACCCGGCGACGTTTCCAGGCGTACAGGGGAGGCGATCAAGCCCCTTTCACCCGCCGAATGAAAAAGGTCAGCAGCGCCAAGGTGCGGCGGCGCGACCGGCTCTCCCAGCGCGTCACATATTCCTCCCCGTCGATGATCAGGGTCATTTCGTAAACCGGCAGCTTACCGATGTCTGAGACGCCGACAAAGACCAGCTTAGATGCCTCGATAATCTGGGGCAGCTTGGCGAAGTCTTCAGGCGTCACGCCTCGCTGTCGCTGTGAGCGCTGCTGCACATCATCACCGTGTTTGTTGCGGACATAACGAACGTCTGATGGTGACAGGGTATAGTCGAAGCCGCTGACGTCGATCTCGATACCCTTCCGATCGCCGACGATTGCCGCCGCTTGGTCGCTGCGCACCAGCCCAAGCGTTCGGCCTGGCTGCGGATCGGGCATGTCTTCCCAGATGCGCCGGGCAAATCGGCGCGCATCGTCGGCGGTCGATGGCAGCGATCGATAGGCCGATGACAGCGCGTCCTGATCCGCCACCGGCAGGCTTTCCATGAATGCCTTGGCAACCCGGTAATCCCAGCTGCCGATCTTTGCGGCCGCTGCGTTCACCGCGCTCGCCACGCTCGCGCCCGGCGCATAGCCCCAGCCCTTGCCAATGCCGTTGGGCTGGCCGGTCTTTGGGTTGATCATCTGCCAGTTGGCGGGCAGCCGCTTGTTGGGGTCGCCGCCCAGGCGCACCGCCGCGCGCGCGGAACGCGCCCCCAGCGCATAGCAGGAACAGCCCCAGTCGGACGGCGGATAATGCTTCACCCAGAAAGGGTGACTGGGCGGCGCATAGAAGCTGTCCCATGACAGATGATCCGGCCGGGGTTCCAGGCTGCCACCATGGCGATAGACCCAGAAGGGGAAATTGCCATCGATCAGCTGCGCATATCGCCCGGCCGAATAGCTGGTATAGGCATTGGTGCGCAGGATCGTCTTGACCCGCCACGCCTCACCCCCAACGCTGCCTTCGCCCGTCCAGCCGGTCCAGCCGTTGCGCGTCACGATGCTGCGGAAGTCCTTTCGGAACGCCTCTATCCCCATCCCCTCGGCAATCGCCTTGTCGACGGCGGCGGCCAGATCAGTCAGCAGATCAGCCTCTGCCGCGCCCGCCACCATGAAGGCGGTGTCGTGCGCTTGCGCCACCAGATCGTCCCAGCGCCGGGTCGGCACGCGGTTGCCCAGCTTCTGCCGGAAAAAGGCGACCTGTTCGGGGAAGGGTCGGCGGAAGACACCGGACAGTGATGATGGGTGGCTCATGACCGCGCCTCAACAGCCCAAAAAAGGCCTCTAAGAAGGCATAAGAAGGCAATCGAACCACCACCATGGCCCAGCGTGCCGCCATGCTGCTGCATCGGCCCTGTGGCGGCTAAATCGGGGCATCCCAGTTTGGGGGTCATTTGCCGATCGCCCGCTGCAGTTTTTCCCCGGCCTCGGTCAGTCGGTAAAAGTGATGATAGGGCTCCTTGAAGATCGAACCGGTGCGCAGCTCGACCCGCTGCACCAGGGCCGGGCGATCGGCGCGCGCATTGGTCAGGCTGCGCAACGTGCGCCATTGCACGCCGTCACGCCGATACAGATCCTCATACTGGCGCAGCAGCCCGCGATCGAGCGCCTGCAGCGCGCGCTTCATTGGCGGCGTCAGCCGGACGGGCATCGGGACCGATGGGCGCTTGGCCTTCATGCGTTGCCTGCATCGCTTTCGCCACCGTCGCTTTCGCCACCATCGCTTTCATCAGCCAGATCAGAACGCCCGGCCGCCTGCGCCGCTGCCAGCCCGGCCTCCAGCACCGCTGCCAGATCGCCACCACCGATCGTGCCATAGGCGCTCGACAGCATTGCCCGGAACTCACCCAGATCGCCTGCCTTGGCCAGCATCGTCTCGATCGTCTCGGCCATGCCGGTCACGGCGCGCACCGCGCGCCCTTCCATCTGCGTGGCGATCAGCGTGGCCGGGTGCAGCTCCACCCGCTGGGCGGGGGGCTCGGTGGATTGGGTAGCGATGATCGGGGGCGTCGCGATGATCGGCGGCGTCGCGGCGATCGGGGGCGTCGCGGCGGGCGGCGGCGTTGCCCCGGCTTCTGGAGCGGGCGGCGCGGCGGGTGCCTGCAGCAGCTCTGCCCCCTCGGCCGGATCGGACAGGCCCAGCTTGTCGCGCACTTCCGACGCCTCGACGCGCAGCCCCATCGGCACGAAGACCCGCAGGCTTTCGGTCAGCTGCTTGATGTCCTCCTGTTTCGGTCGGCCGATCAACAGGCGCGGATAGCCCCGGCCATCGGGGCCATATTCCAGGTCGCACCACGGCCTGATCAAATCGCGGTTGAGCGTGGCCGCGCCTGATTTGCAATCGGCGGTTTCGATATCTTCCTGCACCTGGCGATGCTCGCGGCCGATCGCATGGCCGCCCGCAATCGCGTCGGTCGTTGTCGTCTGGCCCAGTACCGCCTTCGATACCTGGCGATCGAGCCAGTCGGCGCGCTTCTCATAGACTTCTGCGCCGGCCGTGACGTTCTTGGCTTCGATGAATTCCATCTGCATCGAATCGGGGATGATCGCCGCGCAATCCCCGGCAATGTTGGCGACGGCGCGGAACAAAGTCTGCTTGTCTTCCTTGGTCGCGCCGCTGCCATATTTGCCCAGCCGCACCGGCTGGCCATAGGTTTGCGTGAAGATCGCCCAATCGCGCTCAGTGAACTTCTTGAACATGTACGCCCAGCTCACCAGGCGCGACAGGCCCGATCGGAGCGGCAGGCCCGACTTTGCCTTGATCTGCGCGGTGATGAACTTGAACGGCGGCAGCGGTTCTGCCTCGGTCGTGCCGTCCACGCCGCCGCGCAGCATCGGCCGGCGCAGCGTGGTGCGATCGAACCGGAACCAGCGCTGGTCGCGCCATTCCAGCCGTTCCGGCCACCAATGGCCTTCAGACGTGTCCCAGATGATTTCAGTAAAGCTGATGCCCTTGCCGATCGCGTCGAGGATATCGAACATCTCGTCCGCCAGCTCGTCGCGCTTCAGCCAGGTGCGCACCATGTCGGCGCGGCGCAGATCTTCGGGATGGTCGGATGCCGCCTCAACCGTCACGTCGATCTGGGTGACGCTGCGTTTGCGGGTGGCCAGCACGCCGGCATAATGCAGGTCGCGCTCCTCGATCAGCTCGGCCAGCTCGAAATAGGCCGTCGGCTCGCCCTGGTCCGCCTCCATCAGCAGATTGGCGAGGCGGGCGGGGTTCAGGCCATTGGCGGGATAGCCCGCGATCGGCGAGCGCACGCCAGCCAGCGTCGGCCCCGCGATATCGCGCGTCATCAGCTCGCGGCGCAGCGGCTGCCCATATTGATCGACCAGTGGAGGGACTGTCATGTCGCTGCCTTCATCATTTAAAAAATGCCACCGCCGCGCAGGCCCGCGCCGAGCGGCTGGCGCCATTCGTCGCGCCAGGCGTCTTCATCGTCATCGGCACCATTCCAGCGGTCCTGCTCGGTCGGCCGGGTGACGGGTTGATAGCCATAGTCGATCGCGCCCTGGCGTGATGCGTACCAGGCGAGCATGCCGGCGATGCCGGTGTCGCCGTGGCGATCGAGCCCGTCGCTGCCCTTGTAGCGGAAGTCATCGGGCACCTTCACCACGCCGCCGACATATTGCAGCGCCTGGTGATCGCGGATCACATCGTCATCGCCCGCGATCAGCACGGTGCGGTCGCCGAACGCCTCGATATAGGGTGGGCCATTCTGCCGGTACCATTCCTGGCTCAGCTTGATCGCGCTGATCCGCGCGCCCCATTTATGCACGGCCTTCTCCGCCAGGTACGCGCCGTTGCCGGTGGCATCGAGCGCGCCGTGCCCGAACCGAGGCAGCCGATCGCCGACGAAGAACAAGATGTCGCGCTGCATTTCGAACGGCACGTTGCGCAGCTCGATGATCAGCTTGTCGCGGCGGACCAGGTCCTGCCCCAGCTCGCGGATGACCATGCCCGACGCGTCGCCGGTGCGCGCGAAGTCGAAGCCGAAATCATGGCGGCGGCGTTGGTCGAGCGCGGCCAGGTGCGGCCCCAGATGGGTCTGGCACCATTCCGCCACCATCGCCTTTTGCAGTGCCTGCGGTGCGCCGTTGAAGCTGTTGGGCAGCTGGTACCGGATGACCGGCACGGCGCGATTGATGACCTGTTCGATCACGACCCGGCTCAGCGCCGCGCCCTCTGCATCGGCGGGGATCGCGTCCAGCTCTTGGCGCATCTTGGCGACGCGCGACCCGTAAGCGCCCCTGATCTTCGCTTCCCAGGCGCGCTCAGCTTCCTCGCTGAATGTCCAGCCGCGCATCAGGCAGACGCGGCGGTACAGGCCGTTATCGACCGCGAGCTGGAACGGGATGAAGTGCACGCGCCAGGTCGGCGGATCGGCCTTCTTCGCTTCGCCGATCAGCTCGTTGAACGGGTTGAGGAAGCCGTTGTGTGAACTGATGATGCGGATCTTGCCGCCCCAGATCAGCAGCGCGTTCACGGCATCGATCACGGCGCGCACGTCCTTGTGGAACGCGGCTTCGTCGATCACGACCACGCCCTGCAGACCGCGGATATTCTCCGGCCGCGACGACAGCGCCTCGACCCGGAAGCCGCTGGCGAATTTCACGCGGTAGGCGCTGATGAATTTCGATCCGCCGTCGTCGCGTTCGTCCTCGAACAGGAACTCCTCGACCTCGACCAGCTCCTTCGCCACCACGCGGGCGAAGTGGGCGACATAGCCGATGAACTCGCGGCCCTTGTCCTTGGTGTCGCCGATATAGAACACGTTGTCGCCACCGGCAGAGCGCGCGGCCGCCGCGATCAGCGTGTCATCCAGCGCCTCGGCAAAGGTGATGCCCGCGCGCCGGCCTTTCTCGGCGATCTTCAGGTCCCCGGTGTCCTCCAGCCACGCGCGCTGATGCTTCATCAGCACGCCCTCGGCGAGCGGATCGAGATCTTGCGGGATCTCCGCGCCGCGCGGCAATTCGCCGGGCAGCTTGTCCGGATCGCGCGAAATGACAGGCGGATCGACGATGTCGGGGGTTTCGACGGGGTCGGTCATGTGCCGTCGTCACGTTGCCGATCGGCAATGTCGGCAAGGCGATCGACCATTGCGTCATAAGCCCGATCGCCGGTCGCGTCGTATGCTTCATCCCAGTCGCAACCGGTCGCGTCCATCATGTCGGTGGTCAGCCGCTCGTGCTCTTCAAGGTAGAGCTCTTTCGTACTGCGCATCGGGCCGCTCATCCCGCCAACCCGAGTACGCCGCGCCGTAGCTCGCGCACCTGCTTTGCGCTCAAGACTCGACGGCGCACCCGTACAGCATGCGCAAACCATGGTGACCAAGACCGATATCCTCTCGGGCGCGGCAGGCTGCGAAGCATCCTCATACCGCCAGCCCCAGCACGCCGCGCCGCAGCTCGCGGACGCGCTCCGCGCCCAGACCGGCCTCGGTTGCGATCTTGGTGACGGTCTCAGCGGCTTGCTCGGCTTCCCTCGCCTGGGCGGCCTGTTGTGCGGCGAGCTGGGCAGCGCGCGCTTCCTCCTCGCGCTGATCGGCCTTTTCGCGGCGCTGGACGTCGATCTGGCGGGCGGCGGTGCTGCCGAGCCGCTGCAACGCCAGCGTCGCGACGTTCAGCAGCTTGGGGTCCGGCTCTTCCTCGGCCATCACCATTTCCAGCACGCGGTATTTCAGCAGCTCGGTCGCCGCGATCATGCCGTCGCTACGCTCGCCGGGCGGCATGCGTGCCAGGATCACATCGGTGATCTGGCGGCTCGCTTCCATCTTGCGGACCTCGGTCGCTAGGCGGATCGAATAGCGGCTAAACGCGCCCTTGCTGACGCCCTTCAGTCCCTTGTCGGCCAGCCGTGCATTGAACTGCCGCAGGATCTCGTTGCCGGGCATCTTGCGCTCGCGCAGCGCCTCATTCGCCCAGGCGATATCTTCGTCGCACTCCTCCGGCAGGGTGTCGATCGTCGACAAGCGACCGCGACCCTCGCGGCGGCGGCGGCGATCGTCGTCAGTCTCAGTGGCGCTCGGGTCCACCGGGCTATTCCTCGTCGGCAGGCGCGGAGACGCCGGTCAGCAGTGCGCGCCGCTCGACATGATCGCGGCCCGTGCGGGTCAGCGTGGCGACGATCACGCGGCCAAGGCCGGGCAGATCGGCATCGCGCAGGTTGACGGCACCGGATTCATCCAGGCGGCGCAGCTGATCCTCCACCCAGTCGCGCGATCGCCGGATGCCCAGCGCATCGACGACGCGCGCGATCGACAGGCTGTTCAGCGTGGCATCGCGCTGGCGGGCCAGCTCGGCCAGGATCGCCAGGCGCGCATCTTCGCGGCAGCGTTGCTCATAATCGCCCATCATGGCTTCCTTAAGAAATCATCGATCCGGCCAAGCGTCCTGGCGACGATGTCCAGTTCGGTTTTGATGCCGGTCACCTTGTGGCTGACGATCTGCAGATCATCCTTGGTGGGCAGGTGGCGCATATCGTCCTCCACCCGCTGGATGCGGCGATCATGGCCCTTCATCCCCTCGGTCAGCACCGCCAGATCGGCCTCTGTCTTGGTGTTCAGCTTGACGATGTCAGCCTCAGCCTCATCGATCCGCTTGTTGGTGTCGCGGTTAGGCATGCTCAACCAGGTCCACAGCACATTGCCGATGCCCAGCAGCAGCGCGATGATCGCCACCCATTGGCTAAAAACCCCCAGCGTCACGCATTTTCCTTTCATGGGCTTGCTGGCAATCGATGCAGCGCTCTGCCGATGGCAGCGCGGCCTTGCGTTCGGGGCTGATCGGATCGTCGCACCCGACGCAGAAATCCTCGCCCTCGACGCGCAAATCGGCGCGGATGCGGGCAACGGCATCGTCGCGCTCGCGCGCCACATTCGCCTCTGCCGTCTCGATCATCCGTTCGGTGATGTTCATCGCGAGGGCGCGGCTTCCGGCCCGGCGATCAGCGCAGCATCCACCGCTGGCTTAGGGCAGGCCTTCAGCCCCGGCATCTTCATGCCCAGGAAAAACCGGCACAGCCGCGCGCCCGCCGAACCGATCCGGTCGCCCCAGCCTTCGACGCTGGCGTTGTAATGCGCCTCTGCCACCGGATCGGTCGCGATCGCGTCATCGGGGATCGGCTTTGGTTCCGTCGCCGCCGTCACGTCGGCAAGCGGGGGGAACCCGGCCGTGGTTGCGCAGCCGCTGGCAAGCAAGAGCATGGGCAGCAGGGCTAATAGTCCCGCCCTTCGGCGCAGTGTCGATCGCATGGTGAAGCTCCTGTTCTTTTCGGGTGTTGATGACAGCGTCGGTCACGCGCTCGGCCGCTGCCTTTTCGCGCAAGGGTGCAGCCCTGGCCTCGACCTTGGCCTGATGCTGGCGCACAACGGCGCGGTCGTGGAAGGCGAGCCAGATGCCGAATGCGGCAATGGCGGCCAGCCCGGCGATCACGCGCCAGTCCTTCAGAAAGACAAGGACACCCGCGATCATGGCTGCGCTGCCGATGCGGTACCGGCGACGATGCGCAGCTGCACGGCCTGGTCTTCGGCGATCTTGAGCGCCTGACCGACCTGTTCGCGATCCAGCCGGTTATCGCGACCGGCGACGGCAAAGCCGACCCAGCCCGTCACGATGATCGCATTGGCGGCGGCCTTGAAGAATTCGTCCTTGGACAGGCCAGGCAGAAAGGCGATCATCAGCAGGATCGCGCAGGTCTGCACGAACAATGCCGCTGCATACCAGCCGCGCTGGTCGGGCCAGCCGGGGCCAAGCCGGTGGAGAAATTCCCAGAAGGTCATCCCGCCACCGGTCATTTCAGGTGGTCCTGGTCGACGCGGTTAGCGATCCAGCCATAGACGAACGCCTCCTGGCTGGGGTTCTTCTCGGCGATCTCGATATAGCGCGCGCCACGCAAGCAGCTGACGGCCCGCAGCAACACGACCAGGCCCGGTGCCTTGCGCCGCGCAATGAAGCGATTGAGCGCGTCGATCGACATGGTGCCGATCCGGCCATCGGCCTCGATATCCGGGTAATCGCTGGCACCCCGGTTGAGCACGTTGAGCGCGCGCTGGAACAGCGTCCCCGCCCAGCGCGGCCCCATATTGACCGCGATATCGAACAGTTCCGCCGCCAGCTCGGGCGCAACGGCGGCAACGCGATCAAGCCCGACTTCGAACCAGTAACGCTGCGCATAGATGGCGGCGGCGAACTTGCGGGGCAGATTGCGCATGTCGCCGGTATAGTTATGCGCGCGCGCCACCTGTTCGGTAATGCCCCACATTGTCGCGCCACCGCGATCGGCGGGGTGGTTGGCATAGCCACCCTCAACCCCGATCACCTGATCGACCAGCTTGTTTACATCCGCAGCCATCATCCAGCTCCGCTCGAAGGAAGCCGGGGCGCGATGCAGCATCGGCCCCGGTTGATGGGGCGACGATGGTCTTTGGCGATGGTCAAAAATATGGCCGCGAAAGCGGCCAGGGGGATCAGATCAGCGTCAACTGTGCAGGCGATCTGCCCGAACCGGCTTTGTCTGGCAAGTCCTGTTCGCGCGCGAACAGCCGGTTCACCCCGCCCTCTGTAATGCCCAGCTTGCGGGCGATCTGCGCGTTGGACAGGCCCTGAATGCCGCGAAAATACAGCGCCCGTTCCCGCCGCGCCAACGGCACGCGGATGGTGGCGGGGGCAAGCGCGCGGCTCAGTTTATCGGCGGTGGCGCGGCCAACGGCCTGGACAATCTCATTTTCGTCACGGCATTTATACGGCACATAGACGCGCGTGCCGCCCAGCGCCTGGCAGAAGAGCACAAAGCCCTCCTCGCCAAGCACGGCGCGCAGATGCGTCAGGAGCCGCCCTTCTTCCATCAGTCCTGAGCCTCGGGCTGAGTGTCGGCATCAATGGGCATCTGAAAATCAACCATGTGCGCACGCACATGCGCGCGGCGACCATCATCGGTGACGACGCTCGTAACCTTCCCGTCGCGCACGACATAAATCAGGCCGTGCGCGACAATCAGATAGTTGCTCACGCCGATCGTCGCCCCGGCCAGGCATGCTCGCCCGAGCGCGTTCTCGATCGTCACGCGCAAAGCCTCGACATCGATCAGCCCGGCCTTTTCGAGCCAACGCACAAGCGCATGGTCGGTCACGCGGATGGAGGATTGCTGCGGCATGATTATTGCCTTTCTGAAGGCGGGCTAAGTGGGGCTTCGGCACCGGCTGAGCGGGTTCTGAGAACGGTCCCAAGCTGCTCGGCAAGGCGCTGAAAATCAGCGGTGGATGCGTCTTTCTGGCCGGGATCGGCCTGGATCGCGCGGCCGCACAGCTGCATTGATGCGCCCAACAGGTCCCAGCCGAGCTGGGCGATACCCGCCGCCTTCAGCTTGCGCAGGATCGCCCCGCACAGCGTCGCCTGCAGCAGCATCGGTGACTGGGTCCGGGTGTTGCTGCCCGCTTCCGGCCAGCCTTCGCGCACCGCCCAGGCCTTCAGCGCCTCGATCAGCTTGTACGCATCGCGCTGGTTCGCCCAGACCAGTTTTTCGCATTTCAGCTGGCGTTTGGCGAAGGCTTCCAGCGCCTGTTCGGACGGGTTTTCGACCGCGTTCAGGTGATAGAGCGAGATCCACAGCGCCCGCGCTTTGCGCGCCATCGGGTGGGTCGCCCCAGAGGCCAATCCGCCGCGTACCGATCCGGCTTGCCCCCCGCCCTGAACCGCACGAAAGCCCTTCGACGCCAGCCATTCGAGCATCCTGGCCAGTTGCGCATCGCTGCATTTGGTCAGGCTGTTATGGCCCGTCACCTCGACCAGGGCGGCGCGGTAATCCGCCTCTTCCATGCGCAACTGGGTCTTCGCCACGTTGATCTTGGCGATCATCGACCGGCGATAGGGGCTGACCGGTACGCCCTTGGCCTTTGTTGCCAGTTTCAGGGCCGCGCTCATGATGCCTCCTGCTCGGCGGCGGCCATGATCGTCGTCTGCCAGTGCACGCGAATGGCCAAGTCGCAGTGAACGGTGCTGTAGGCTGACTGGAAGCTCCAGCCGCATTGGCAGCTTGCCCGCGTCGGGCCAGCTCGGCCGCGCTCGATTAAAGCGACATGGTCGTGCAGCACCCGGCAGTCCTCAGAGGAAAGGCTGCGCAGATCCGCATAGGCAGGCAGATCGACCGATGGGTGGACATGGTAGCGCACCCTCATGCCGCCACCCGCTCGGCCGATGCCGCGATCATTGCCCGCCAGTGCGCGCGCACCGCCACCTCGCGGAACAGATAGCCCGCCTTGTCCCCCGACTGGTAACGCCAGCCGCAGGGGCACACCGCCAGCGGCGCACCGCCGGGGCCGGTTTGTATTGAAACGACATGATCGCGCGCCGGGCGGCAGTCATCGCAGGTCGGGCTGCGCAGATCGGCATCGGCTGCCAGCTCGATCGATCCGCAGACATAGCACGCGGCGCTCATGATGCCCTCAGCACATGCTGAGTGATGCGCGATCCGACCGCGTCTTCGACATGGCTCAGCTCGATCGCGGTATCGTCGGCGATCGCGAGCATGTTGGCGCTTTCGAGGATCTGTTTCACTTCACGCAAGCCGCCATTATGTGGCGACAGCGCGACGCTGCTCAGCAGCCTGCGAACCTTGCCGTCGTCGATATCGAAGGCGTCGAGAAAGACATCGACATCGCCCTGGCTGGGCACGTCCTGAATATGGCTGTTGGAAATCCGGCTGTTGAGCCGGGCATAGGCATGGCTCTTTTCGCCGCCGCGAATACGCTGCAGCAGCTCTTTATTGGCGAACAATGCAATGCCCAGGCCGGTCGCATCATGAATGGCCCGCAGTTCTTCCAGTCCGTCCAGCCCCAGAAAACCGGCTTCATCGACGATCAGCAGGCCTTTGCGGCCGCGCACATGTTCAATGATTTGATCGGAACGCTGGCGGTTCCACCCGCTCACCGAATCCAGCCCCATCTCCTTCATCACCGCGCAGAGCAGCCCGCTGAGCGTGGAGTTGGATTCGCGCATCGTCACCATCCAGCAACTGGATACGCTGGCCTTATAGTCCTCAGCAGCCATCGTCTTGCTGGTGCCCGGCCCGGTCGCGCCGATCGTGATGCGCCCCATATGCGCGATTTCCAGCAGGAACTGCAGCCGCCGCGCCGTTGGCGTCGCGATAAAGCTCGGCTTGGCCAGCGCCGATCGCGAGCGCTCTTCCTGCGATTCCACCTTTTGGCGGAACTTGAACAGCCGCTCTGCCTGAACCTGCATATCGCCGGTATATTTGCCGGAAATCACCTGGCTCAGCGTGCCCTGGGGAATGTCGGTTTCCTTCGCCAGCGCGTTCCAGCTCAGGCCATGGCGCGTGCGATAGGCGACGAACCAGCGGACTTCATCTTCAATGGAAATCGGGAAATTGTCGGGGTTGTTCACCGTGTTTTCTCCTTCTTCGGCGGATCAGTGAATCAGTCGACGCTGCGCAGATGCCGCCGCATGCCCAGCGCCATGCGATCGATGGCGTGGTCGCGGTCTGGCGCGTTTTCGGGCGCCGTGACGCTGACAGGGTTGAGCGCGGCGGCGGTCTGCCCGCGGTGGCGGACGGGGCGGATCACATCGGGCTGCTGAATATCGGGCACCACAACGCGCGCCTGGAGCGCGGCGACTTCCTGTGCGCTCAGCAGCTGTTCGGCCTCAACGCCGTCACGGATCTGGCGACGCACGCCCTTCAAGCGTTTCTGGCTGACGCGCGCGCCCTCTGCATCGCCCCAGCCCGTGTCGGCGACGACAGGCATGGTCAGCAGGAACCGGCCATCCTGCCCATAGGCATGGATTTCCGAATGGAGATTATCGGGGTCGAAACGCACCGTCAGCAATTGGCCATGCAACCGGCCGCAGCCTTCCGCCCAATAGCGGTTGCCGAACAGCTTGATTTCGCCGGTTTGCCGATCGACGCGCATCTGCTGCGCGGCGAGCAACGCCATGCGCAGCTGCTCAGGGCTGGCCTTGCCCACCTCAACAAAGGTGTCGGCAAAGACCTGGTCGAAACTGCGCCCGCGATAATCGCGGCCGGTGCGGCCCAGCCGGGCATTATGCCGGGCGATTCCCTGGGCGACATGGGCGGTAAATTCATCCCAGCCCATCGCTCGCGACCCATAATTTTCGGGCTTTTGCTGGGGGTTGGGGCCGGTATAGGCCCCCTCGGTCGCGGGCGCGCGGCTGATCGTGTCGCACAGATCGCGGAACGCGCGTTCGATCGGCTTTGACTGGCCACGATAGGGCAGCGCCCAATCGATATCGATGCCCAGCGCGACCAGCACGCCCGTCGGATCATTTTCCAGCACCTTGCCCCGGAATCGCGTGGTCGTGCCGCCAGTGAAGAATTTGCTGGCAAAGGCGCGGCCATTATCGGTCGTCAGGCGCTTGGGAATGCCGACGTCGCGGATCATGTCGTACACGGCCAGGCGGGCAAGCGTGGTGCTCTCGCTCTCCCCCAGCCGCCAGGCGACGATCTTGCTGCTGCGGATATCCTGCAGCGCGATCATCATCGGGCGGATCGGCTTGCCGCCCTCGGCAGGCGTCACGAAGACGTCGAATTTGTGCCCGTCGATGTTGACGCATTCCATCGCGTGGAGATGATCGACGGTGCGGCGCTGGGCCGGGATTGACCGGCGCAGTGCCTCTTCGCCCTTGCGGCGCAGGATGATGATGCGCGGGTCGATTTCCGCCTTTAAGCGCCGTCTCAGCGTCTTCTCAGACGGCAAAGAGAGGCCCTTTTCAGCAGCGATGGCGGCGGTGCGTTCATAGCAGCTGGTTAGCGTTGGTTCGCTGGGGCGCAGATAATCGGATTTGAAGATCGTCCACAGCACTGGGTCAATCTCTGCCTCACAGCCGCCGCCCTGGCGGCGCGGGGCCAGCGCGGGCAGCCAGTCACGCACCGGCACGCCGTTGATCAGCCGCAGCCAGGCCCATAATGTTGCCTTGCCGACGTCGCGCCGCGCCGATGCATCGGCAACCGCCGCCGTGCGGCTCACCCCCGATTGCTCCAGCAGATCGATTTCGCGGCAGATCGCCAGCCGACGTTCGGCCGCTGCCCGCGTGGTGGCGCTTTGCGATTCGTACCAGCGCCAGCCGCCGATCAGCGCTTCATTGGCGGCTTCCGGCAGGATTTGCGGGTTGCGCTGCTCCAGCGCGATCCGGGCCGCACCGGGCAGCAATGAGACGTGAAATTCAACGCCACCGCCGCGTCCGCTGCGCGGGCGGACCAGCGGATTGCCGTCGCTGCCGGTGCGCAGCGCCCAGCGTTCGTCCTGAGCGCGCCGGTTGATGGCGCGCTTGTCGGCGGGCAGGCCAGGCAAGGCCAGATCGGCCAGCTCGGCAGCGGTGAACCAGTCGCGTGACGATTCCGCAGCGTTGCCGCCGATGACAGGGGCAGGTGCGCGACTAGCCATCGTTTCCACTGCTCCTGATCAAGGGGGCCGATCCGGCGATGCGCTTATGCTCTTCGCGGAGCGCGGCGATCTGGCGTTCGATATGGCCAAGCCGGGCGGTGTGGACTTCGGCACCGACAAGCAGCGCCGCGCCAATTTCGCGCACGATCGGATCGAGCAGATCGTGCCGGTTGGTGACCGCGATCAGCGCCAGGAATCGCGACATCGGCACCTTGTGTTCGATTCGCGCCGGGCTGGCATAGGCATCCAGCATCGCGCGGCTGACCTCTTCGTCGAGCAGCACGCTCATTTCCGCAGCGATCACTTCGCGCGGTTTGGCCTCGCTGTTCAGGATCACGCCGACCGTGGTGCAGATGCGCCGCTCCAGCCCGGCCAGCACAGCGACGCCGGTCGCCATCACGGGCGGCTCGAATCCGAAACCGAGCTGATCGGGATGCGCGCGGGCCTTACCCATGGCGCGCCTCAAACTTGAACTGAGTTGGATTGGACCTGCGGCGGGTCATGACCGCGCCTCCTCAAAGGCGCGGTCATGCCGGTCAGTCGTCCCTATGGCCTTCAAGCGGGTAGAGCAGAGCACTTGCCTGCTCCACCTGTTCGCGGATGGGCCTGAGCAGGGCATGAAGCCCGTCTGAATGGATCTCCGCGAGGTCCCCGTTGATGAGGCCGAGCAGGTCTTGCAACCCACAAAGGCCGGTAATGGCCTGATCGAGGATGTTGACCGCGTCCAACTGGCGCGACACGAGGTTAGGCCCCGAACAAGTCGGGTTGCATCCCGGCCAGCGGCGCTTCGAGCAGCTTCATCGCCACCATTTCGCGCACCGCTTCCTCTAGCTTGTGGCGCGGATAATTGGTCCGCCGCCAAAGCTCGTCGATCGAAAAGCCCTCGATCGCCGCCAGCCGGATACGCCCGTAGATCGGCTTTTTGGCCAGCAAATCGCAGCGCAATCCCGCCACCATGGCCCGCATCTGATTGAACGCGCGCTTTTCCATCGCCGCAAAGCTGCGATGGACGATCACTGAGACCTCGGCGGCAACGTCCGTCTTTAGGACGCCCGACAGGGCAATGGCACCCGCATGGGTGAAAACAAGTGGTCGCAGGTCGGCGCGTTGCCCCTGCGAGGTCGCCGCATTTTGCGGCAACTTCTGGGTCTCGTCGACCGTCAAATAGAAGGCGAAATCGTCTGGAAACCGATCCGCGTTGCGCTTCACGGCCTCCGTCAATCGACGATACTCGGTCTGATACGTTGTGGCCAACTCGGCACCGAGCATGAACGGCTCGCGCTCCGGCAGCGTGTGAATGAGGGCAGTGAGGCCCGTGGTTGAGATCAGCATAGTCATAGGAGTCAGTCCCTTTGCTGGCCGGAACCTTCCGGCTCCGGGTGTTGAACAGACTGGCAAAGGTCAGTCCCCGCGCGTCTTTAGGCCAAGGCCTTGGACATGCACGCGCGGCACCCGGATGTTCGTCTCTAAGGGAGACGTCGTTTCGGGACGTGGCCGCCTTTGCCAATCTTGTCAGGGCGCTGTTCAAGGCGCTTACTGACGTCAGCAAAATGCCGCGATCCCGCGTAAATGTCAAATTGGAGGAGCCGATGTCGTACCAGCTCGCTTGCGAATATCTCGACAAATGGTGCCCGCCGCCCAAACGCGGGCTGTTTGGCCGGGCCAAGGCGAAGCCGTATTTCGCTCCCGGCGATCCGAAGATGGCGATGGAATTGATCTGGGTGTTGCAGCCCTTGTTCGCCGGACCAGACCAGGCACCGTTTCGCGACACAGAGTATCGCAGCGAGTTTGAAGGCGAGGTTGATGCCCTGCTGCTGGAATGGGCAGCGACCGACCCGATGCAGATCGAAATACCCAGCATCGCGCATGGCCGCGTATTGGAGGAAAGATACCGCCAGTCGCTGCTCGTGATCGCCGCGAACCAGGCAGCGGGAAAGACCGTGCTTATTCCGGACGACGAAATTCCACTTGCCCTGCGCCAATCTGCAATCGTGTTGCTATGGCTCCACGAGATGGATTTGCTGTGGGAGCCGGGGACAACGACGCTACGGCGCTGACCGCTTCTGTAATCGCCTCCCGTGATGACCGGCGCGCGACATCTAACGCCTGATCGTGCTGGCGCTGCAAATCTATCATTATGGGCTCCTCGGGTAATCATGGTTACTTGGCAGCCTTCGCCGTCTCGACAGCAATGAAGCGCAGCGGCTCGCCTTGGGGCCCGCGTGCGATGGGAAAGGGGATGATCGCCGCGCTGGGCGCAGCCGGGGTCGCGCGGCGGGGCAGCGATGCGAGCGACGCCAGCACCGCGCCAGTGGCGGCGTCGCTGATTGGTGCATCGGTCACGTTGGTGGGGCGGCCGAAATAGCCGATTTCGGTGAACTTCATCGCTGGAACCACTTCAGGCCATCGTTGCTGTCATCGGCGGGAATCGGCGGAGACTGGGGCGCAAATTCGGGCGGGCATTGATCGGGCCGGGGAATGTGCGGCATGGCCGCAACATCGCTCCAGCGGCCGACATGCTCGATCGCGCGGGTGCGCAGATGGCGGCGCTGATCGGCGGCTGCCCGCGCCTCGGCGGCGATGCAGCGCTTCGCTTCTGCCATCGTCACATTATCGGCCATGGCGCGCTCAAATATCCGCCGCGCCAGGCGCAGCCGATCCGCCTCGGTCTGCCGCCCGCTCATGCGAACCGCCCCCCGCTGGCGGCGCAGGCGGCTGCCAGCGCCTTGGTGCCGCGCACCACCATCTGGTTGAAACGGTTGCCGTGGCTCCACACGCTGGCAAAATTGTAATGGCCAATCGTCTGGCGAATGTAGCGGCGGCTCACCTGCAGCTGGGCGGCGATGTCCTTTTCGCTGGCCCCGCCATCAAACAGGTCCATGATTTCCTGCTCGCGGGCGGACAGGCCGTGGTGGCTTTTGTCGCTGTCATGCATCGTGGTCGCTCCCACCGCGCAGCAGGCCGCGCGCTTCCTCAATCGCGATCAGGGCTTCGTCGATCGATGCGGCGATGGCGGAAAACACCGTCTTGCCTTGCCCGCCCATCGCCGATTCGACGCGCATCAGGTCCTGGCCGATGCTGCGGTGAAGCAGCGGCACGGCGGTGCCACAGATGGTGCTGCCGCTATCGGCATGGGTCACCTCGATCTGATCATAGGTCAGCGCGGCAATGGCCTGGCCAAGCGGCGCGAGTGCGGGGTGCGGCATCGCCTTCAGCCCTCCTTGCCGGACAGCGTCTGGCGCAGCACCGCCAGGAATCGCGGGCTGGTGATGCCATCGACAAGCACCGTGCCAGCAATGATCAGCGCGGCGGCGAAGGTCGCCACCTGGATGACATGGACCATCAGCGCGCACCCCCTGCAGGGGCGAAGGGCAGCGCAGTGCCGCACCGGGCGCATTCCGCTGACTGTCGGCCAAGGTAAAAGGCACCAAAGCCGCAGCCTGGGCAGTCCATGCCGTCGCGGTAATTGGGCTGGTATCCGCGCGCGGCGATCACTTGATCCAGCGTTGGCGCGGGAACAGCCCGGCGCACCGGTGCCGGAACAGGCAAGCGAGAGATATTGGCCATGGTCACAACTCCGCCGTTGTTGCTGCCAACAGGCAGTCGGTTAGGGTTCGAAAATCGGGAGCGCTGCCGCGCAGCGCCTCTGCGCGGCGCAGGCCGTGGACCACGGTTGCATGGTCACGATCGCCAAGGGCGCGGGCGATGGCCGTCTTCGTCAGGAACAGACCGTGATAGCCGCCAAAATAGACGGCGAACCGTGCCCGCGCGACCGTGGCGCAGCGTTGATTGGAAAGGATTTGCCCGGCCTGGACGTTGCTCAGCGCAGCCGCCAGATCGACCAGGGCGCGCAGGCGCGGCGGGCAAGGGGCCGTCGCCATCAGCGGGCCTCCGCCATGACGAACCGGCCATAGCGCCCACGAAACGGCACGGTGAACAGCGGCCTGCCCGCATGATGGGGCAGCGTTGGCTGGCGCACCACCTGGATCGCCCGTTCCCGGCCGCGCAGGCGGCGAATCGACCCGTCATTCTCCAGGTCGATCAGCAGCCGGTGAACCTGGCTTCTGCAGGCGCCAATCGCCTTTGCGCCTTCCGTGATGGAAGGCGAAACGCCCTCATGCGCGACCTGATAGCCCCAGATATAGCGCAGCAGCGCCGCGCGCTGATCAGCGGGGCTCATGCCAGCACCTGGATTGTCTGATGAAGGTCGGGCCGGTCGAGCGGGGGCAGCCAGATGGTGCGCGTTTCGTGGCGCGGCGTCGGGCGCGTGACGTCCCAGACGAACCAGGCATAATCGACCACGCCGCCGTTAAAGGCGCGGTTGCCCATCGCGGCGATCATGTCGCCGGGCGGCATTGATGGCCGCTGGCTCAGGATCATCACGGCTTGTGGCGGATGATCGGTGAACAGGTGAAACCGGGCCTGGCTGGTCAGCCACTTCACCGGCAAAACCGCGCACACCCGGCGCGACGACAGCTTAAGCGCATGCCGCACAAACGCTTCTGAGATGCCTTTGATGTAGCTGTAAGGCGGGTTGAAGACGATGCTGCAGCGCGCGGGCGCGGCTGTCGTTTCGAGGAAATCGGCCGAAAAGAACTGGGGCAGCGGCGCGGCAGTTGTGCTGAACAGGCTGTAATCGATCCGCTCGACAATGTCTGACGCGAAAGTGACGTGGCCGTTCTGCTGCAAATGCTCGATTGTGTTGCCAAGGCCCGCCGACGGGTCCCAGATGGCCTCGCCCGCAGCCTTCTCAGCCGCAAACCCGCCAAGCGCACGGTACAATTGCATCGCGACCCAGCATTCGTCGACATACCAGTCATAGGGATGGCTGTGGCGCTTGCGGCCGGTGGAGAGATCACCGCGCATCGCGCAGCTCCTCGTCAAGGCGGTCGCGCAGCTCGCGCTTCTGGCCTGGGGTTAGCAGCGGCACGAAATGCTCGCGCAGGAACATGCTGCGTTCGCGCTGGCCGAGCCGGTCCCAGCCACTGGTGATCGCGTTGAAATGCTTTTGATGCGCGACAGGAGTCGCCGCCGTGCCGCCATGCCCGACGCCGCATGACACCAGCGCCACGTCAACGCTCAGCTCGGCGTCGTCGATCAGCGCCTCGATCACGCGACGGCGTGTCGCCTCGTCCTTGACCTGGGCGATATCGCGCAGCTGCTTGCCATTCTCACCAACCACCGGGTGCTTGGACAGCGCCTCGGCAAGGGTCGGGAACGGCTCGATGATCAGGCGGTAGAGTTCAAGGTCGCGGAAGATGTCGCGCTTCGATGCGCCAAGGGCTTCGACCGCCGATTCCTGCCATCCGTATACGCGTGCCAAGTTGGCACGCGTATCGTCGGTCTCTTCTGTCAGCGCCGATTCCGCTCGCGTTTCGCCCAACTTCACGCGCGCCCAGCGGGCCTTCACGGCCATCGCTTGCTGCTTGAGATCGCCATGATCACGAGCGAGTCGGGCGCGCGCCGCTTGCACCAATGCGAAGGTGAACTTAGCGCGCTCGATCGGCGCCAGCGGACGGCGGTGCAGGTTCTCCGACGCCTCCAAATCGGCCAGGTCCTCGGGCGTGCCGGTGACCTCGATCGCCCACACAGGGATGCACTCGATCCGCGCACCGATCAGCCGGTGCATCCCCGTCACCAGCCGCCAGGGCTTGGCCGGGTTCTTCTTGTTGGCAACGACCTTGATCGGATCGCGCTGGCCATCAACGGCCATCAACCGACCAAGCGCCGCCGCCTTGTCCTGATGCAAAAAGCCGATCCGGTCACCCTCGTCGACATGGCCCGGCGCGACCTCGAACAGCGTGGCCCCCGAAAGCAGCGAAGCGCGAGCGTTCATTTGGCGGCCTCACATAGACGATGCGAATCGCGGCGCTTGCGGCCAAGCTTGCCTGCAGGAGGATAGTCCCGTGGATAAATGTCAGGCCGAAGATCGTGGCGCGAAACGCCGTAAAGCCGCTCCGCCGTGAGTACATATTCTGCAGGAAGGCGCTTTGACGATTGCACCCATTTCCATGCGGCAGTCGACGAAACGCCCAGGGCAGCAGCAAGCTTGGATTGCGACCCGGCAGCATCGATGATCTGCTGTAGCGCCTCGAAAGGTGTGATTTCTGTGCTCATGGGCATTGGTGTGGCAACTTTAGTTGCTATCGTCAATGCTCAAAAGAACAGCGCTTGCCTACAACCTAGGTTGTAGGGTGCAAAGATGACCCTGGGCGAACGAATCGAGGCGCGATTAGCCGAAAAGGGCTGGTCGCAAGCCGAGCTGGCGCGCCGGATCGGCGTTCAATCGACCTCGATCTGGAAGCTGGTCACCGGCAAATCGCAAAGTTCCAAACAGTTGCATCTGATCGCCCGCGAGCTTGAGACGACGATCGACTATCTCACGGGCGAAACCAATGATCCAAAACCGATCAATCTGGCAGACCGCAGGCTTGCCTATGGCGCGCCGCCAGCCGAAACGAACGACACGGTTGAGGTGGCAGAGATTGATCTGCGCTATGGCCTGGGTGCCACCTATCTGGCCGATGTGATCGAGGCTGAGCCAAGGCAGTTTTCGCGTGCCTGGCTGCGCCATTTTACGGACAGCCCGCCCGAGGAGCTGTTCTGGGCAAAGGGGCAGGGAAATTCGATGGAGGCGACGATTCATGAAAGCGACATCGTGCTGATCGACCGCCGCCAGCAATCGCCGCGCATGGCCGACCTGATCTGGGCTTTCGCCTTTGGGGAGATCGGCATGATTAAGCGGCTGCGGCCGATGCCCGATGGCAGCGTGAAGATCCTCTCCGACAATCCCGCCGTCGCCGCAGAGACCGCCCATGATGGCGAACTCAACATCATCGGCCGCGTCGTTGCCGTGGTGAAGCGGCTGTGAACGCCAGGCGCGCATCGGTCCTGCTGCGGATCGAAGCCGCCATTCTGTTGGTTCTCATGCTGCTGCAGCTGGCTGCCTGTGGCGAGTCCATTGCAATCGGGGAGCCCGTTCGCAAGCAAATCAAAGAGGCCGTTGCCCGAGAATATGGCTACCGAACGCCGCTCAAATTCGGCGCGATCTGGTCGGCCGGGGCAATGGAAGACAGCGTAACGGCATGCGGCGTGTTCGCCTCACCACCAGAATTTGGGGGTAATCCGGCACGCTTACGCTTTATTTATGACATAACCAGGCATTATACCCAGATAGAAATGCATCGACTATGGGTGACAGACTCGGCGGTCTCGCAAGCCGTAATGGGGATGCACAGGCAGGCTTTCGACGATCTTTGGACTAAGTGGTGCGCACCGTTCGAACCTTGGCAGATGTTATCATGAGGAAGACGAATGATTGAGTTGATCATCACAGCCGCAATGTTTGCGGCCTCAGTCGAGCCGTCGATTGGCTCCTTAAATCTGACCTGCAGCGGGCAGATCGAGAGGGTAGATTATCTGGAAGACGAACAGCTCCGGTCGCAGGATGGCGATGTCCGCCTGTATTTGGCCGACCAGGGCGGCACAGCCGAAATGCCGCGCTTCATGGGTGGTGCAAAGGAAGGGCGATTGATTGTCTCCTTGTTCACGGTCACTGACAGCATGATCACGGGCAAGATCAATTATGGGTCGATCGGAAACGCCAAAATGCGGCTCGATCGGATCGCCGGAACCGTCGCGATCACTGGACCACGCGGGAACTTTTCGGGTCGCTGCCAGCCGTTCGACCCCGCCACAACCGTGCCCAAATTCTAA